GCTGGTGCAATCGCAACAGCAGCGCCAGCAGTCAAAACAGCTGTGCACGCTGTCGCTGACGTAATCGACGACAAGCCAGCCAAACCTAAGGTGACTAAGGCCAAGCCCACCAGGGGCCGCTAATGGCCATTACTAATGGGTACGCAACCCTGGCTGAAGCCAAAGCGTATTTAGGTATTGCTGACAGTGTTGACGACACCATGCTCGAGCGCATGGTCGAAGCTGCCAGTCGAGCTATCGACAGCATCGCCGGCCGTCGCTTTTACCTTGACAGCACAGCGACAGCGCGCGTGTATCGTGGCACCAACCCCTACATTTTGATTGTCGACGACATTGGGAGCACCACAGGCCTGGTGCTAGCGCTCGACACTGGCGGCGACGGTACCTATGAAACGACGCTAACGCTCAACACTGACTACGTGCTCGAGCCCTTTAACGCAACGGCCATGAGTAAGCCGTTTACACAAATCACATTGGTAGGTGCACAGCTGTTGCCCTGGCTGCTACCAAACCTAAGGCCCTGCGCTCAGGTCACAGCTAAATGGGGTTTTCCTAGCGTGCCTAATGACGTAGCCCAATCCTGTTTAATTTTGACAGCTGACATGTATAAGCGCAAAGACAGCGTTGGCGGCAACCTTGGCATTAGTGAGCTTGGCGCTATTCGCATGTCACCATTGGGCCGCGATATTGCCGCCATGGTGCGCGCCTACCGGCGCGAGGTTATGGCATGACAATGACACCAAGCGCAGTGCGCGACGGTATTAAAAACAGGTTGGCTACCATTAGCGGCCTGCGCGTGCACGACACCATGCCTGACAGCGTGGCACCCCCAGCTGGCGTTGTGGGTCTGCTCGAAATGACGTTTGACCTGTCAATGCAACGCGGCCTCGACGCAGCTGACGTAGAGGTGCTGGTCATCGTGGGCCGCATGTCAGAGCGCGGCGCGCAAGACAAGCTTGACGGCTACCTGGCTGGTACCGGCGCAACCTCAATTAAAACGGCTATTGAGGCTGACCAAACATTAGGCGGCGCATGTCAAACATGCCACGTAACACGCGCCATACCGGCTACTATTACCGTTGGTGGTACAGAAATGCTGTGCTACCGCTACCAGCTCGAGGTGATTGGGTGACAACCTACAAAGTGCTCAGCGACAACATGGTGTGGCCGCAAGGCACAACCATTAGCGACAGTGACCTCGAGGGCCTCAACGTGCAGGCCCTCGTTGACGGTGGCCACCTTAAGGCCGAAAACAGCAAGCCCACGAAAGACAAGGAATAACCAACATGGCCGTTTCAGTGCTCAAAAATGCCAGCGTCACCATCAATGCAGTCGACCTTTCGTCGCTGGTGGAAAGCGTGGTTTTGACTTTTTCCATCGACCAGCTCGAGGTGACGGCCATGGGGATGACTGGCCACCGCTATGACGATGGGTTACAAAGCAACCAGTGCGTTGTCAACCTGTACCAGGATTTCGCAGCCAGCAAGACTGAAGCCACCGTTTACAGTCTCGTGGGTACCACTACCACTGTGATTGTGAAGCCTGACAGCGGCGCAGTCTCTGCTACCAACCCCTCGTATACGCTGAGCAACACGTACCTGGCGGCACACACGCCGCTTGGCTCGAGCGGCCGCGTTGGTGAAATGCCCATGGTGCAGCTCACGTTCACTGGTGGTGACCTGGTTAAGGCCACCAGCTAACAAACCATTAGACAGGGGAAAACATGGTTGGCAACGAAATTGACGTAATAATGCTTGACGGTGTGACGCACCGTCAGCGCATCACCATTGGCGTTATGTGCCTGTGGGAAGATAACTACCCTACGCTTAATTGGGTTGAGTGGGCTGGCAAACCTACGTGGAAGCCCCTCGCGTTTATGGGGTGGGCTGCATGCCAGCAAGCCGGCATTGTTGTAAAGCCGTTTAACGAATGGCTTAAGACTGTCGACGAGGTGCGCATTGTGGGAAAAGCAACCACAGACCAGCCCACCACCAGCAGCTAGTAGCGCGCATGGCACTGCTTACAGGCATTGCCCCTAATGAGCTACTAGCAACGCCTACACTCATATTTGAAGAGATGGTGCGACTAGTCGAGGAGAGGCAAAAGCATGGCAGTGCGTGACACCACCGTGACGATTGACGGCCTCAACCAGCTGCGCCGCGCAATAAAAAGCCTCGACCCTGAAGCCAAAGAGGGCTTTAAGCAAGCCGGCTTTGCTAGCGCCAACATTGTGGCCGACACTGCACGCACCCTGGTACCAGTCGTGACAGGCAACCTACGTGACACAATCCGCGCGGCACTGGTTGAAAGCGGCGGCAAAGTACGTGCAGGTATTAAAAGCGTGCCGTATGCAGGGCCCATTCACTTTGGTTGGGGCCGGCGCAACATCACGCCACAACCCTTTTTGTATTCGGCCATTGACAGCCGGCGCGAAGAGGTGCTTGACACATACCTGGCGCACCTCGAGCGCATCACCAGTGGCTACTGTGCGCCAGCTGGCGGCATTAGCACCACAGCACGCAGAGCTGTGCGACGCACAAAAGGCAGCGGCGGCGGCGAAATGTGGCGTACCTCAACCCAAGACAAGTGGGACAAACTCATTGAGGCCGGTGTTAGCGGCGCAACAGGTGGTGCCTAATGGCCGGTAGAAGCGCAGCAATCAGCGTAAACGTCATTGCTGACGCGGCACGCTTCAAAGCAGGTTTAGCGCAAGCTGAGCAAGCGGCCGGCAGCTTCCAAAACCAAATGACCAATTTGGGTAAGGGCATTGCCGGCGCAATGGGTACGGCCGCTGTCATCAATTTTGGCAAGGCTTCAGTGAGCGCCGCGCTCGAGGACGCTGAAGCACAGACAGTGCTGGCACGCACCCTAAAGAACGTCACAGGGGCCACTGAGGGAAGCATTGCAGCTGTCGAGGACTTTATAGCCAAAACTCAGGCCGCTACTGGTGTGCTTGACGACGATTTGCGGCCAGCCTACGGCAACCTGGTGCGAGCTACGAAAGACACCAGCGACGCACAAGACCTGCTGACGTTAGCGCTCGACATATCAACCAGCACCGGCAAAAGCGTTGAGAGCCTTAGCATTGCCTTGGCTAAGGCCTACATGGGCAACACAACGGCCCTGCAAAAAATGGGCATTGCCACAAGAGACGCGGCCGGCAATACGCTCAGCTTTGACAAAATACAACAGCAGCTAAACCAAACCTTTGGCGGCGCGACTGCTGAAGCAGCCAACACTGCAGCCGGCCAAATGAGAATTGCGCAAGCATCGTTTGCAAACCTGCAAGAAGAGGTTGGCGCAGCCCTGATACCGGCGCTCATCGCATTAGTCGAGGGCATTAAACCTGTGCTTGACGCTTTCAACGCGCTACCTGACGAGGTGCAACAGGTGATTGTGGTATTTGGCCTAGGCGCTGTCGCAGCCAAAGCCATGCAAACGTCATTAACAGGTATGGGCGTGGCGGCCAGCACCGCGTCACTGGCCCTGGCACCCCTGGCGGCGCTGCTGCTGGTGCTCAACATTCGCGCCACCATGCAAGGCAACAAACAACAGCTGCTAAACGAATATTCAGCAGACTATGCAGGGTATCTAGAGGACATAAATAGGGCGCAGGCCAACACCAATCGCGGCGTGGTTATCGCAGGTGCAGCGCTCGAATTCGCAACACGCGCACAGGTAAAGCTAAACGAGGAAAAAGGCAAGACAATTAGCCACACTGAGGCTGAGCTACTGGCGTTTCGTGACCTCGCTGCACAAAACCCTGCACAAGCAAAAGCGTTGCTAGACAACGCAGAATTTACCGCAGACTTGCGCAGCGAAAAACAAGTGTACGTACAGGTGCTTAACGCAGAAATAGCAGCGCAGGTGAAAGCTAACCAGCAGCAGGCTGAGAGCGCTGAGCTGCTCGAGGACGCGGCAGAGGCAACAGCAGAGCTAGCTACCGAATATTCACTGTTGACTGGCCTACTCAGTGACCGCGTGGCTTGGGACAACCTCGACACCACCCTCGACGACCTTAAAGAGAAAGCTGCTGAAGCTTTCGGCGGCAGTGAGGAAGCCGTAAAAGACTTTAATAAAGCGAACTATGACGCATGGCTGCAAATTCAAAGCATTGTTACCGCGCTCGACTTGCCTGACGAGGTACAAACGCGCATTGCAGTGCTCTACAACAAAGGTGACATTGACAAAATCCTGCAAATTATAAATGCTGCACGCTTCAACAAAGAGCTGAATTTTGAGCCCATCGTCATACCTGGCTTGGCTAACGGTGGCACTATCACCACGGCCGGCATGACACTGGTAGGTGAGCGCGGCCCTGAACTGCTGTCGCTACCTCGAGGGGCCCAGGTGACACCACTGACAGGTGCTAACGGCGGCAGTACGAATGTCACCATTAACATGGCCCCAGGCGCAAACGGTGATGATGTGGTGCGAGCCCTGCAGGAATGGTCAAGGCGCAACGGGTCACTGCCATTGGTGACCACTAGTAACGTGAGGCGCTGAAAGTGGCAATTAACACCAGTTGGCGCATTGAAATTGGGCTGTTTACGCCAGGGCTAGTGGATTTTACTACTCGCACGTTAGGTGTCTCGATTGACCAGCAAGTGAATGTAAACGTGATTGGTCGAGGGTCTGCGACTATCAGCCTGCTTAATAAAGATGGGGCACTAACCCCTAGCGGCGGCGGCACATACGGCAACACAGACTGGTTTTCCAACCTGGTACGCATTACGGCCCTCACCAACACTGGTGGCGCAGACGACGAAAACATAGTGTTTTGCGGGCTAGTCAATTCCTTTGACCTAGCAGATGATGGGGTTTTTTCCACTGTCACTATTACTGCTGTCGATGGGCTGGCAGTCGCAGGACGCACCACGAACGTAAGCATTAGTGGCACGACTGCTGGCTATTCGGCTCGTCTCAACAGTCTGGCAATCCAAGACAGCCTGCCACTACTGAGCAGCAATTTCGCAACAACCAATTTTGTGTATGAGGGCCCCACAGTGTCTGTTGGTTCAGCCGCAACCATTACAGCAACCACCTACGCTGACGCATGGCAAACCAACCTGATACCTAGCGTCAACGACGTTTTTTGGGCTACCACCATAAGCCAGCAAAGTTTTGCAGGTGTAACACAGACCGATTACAACGGCCGCACCCTGGGCCCTCACACCACTAGGGCTGACGGGTCGAGGCACACATTTGAATTCGACTCGCAACCAAGCGTTAGCGGCTCAAAACTGCCGTTCGACGACGCAGGTTTTCGACAGGAATTTAACAACAATGACCTGATTACCAGCGCTCAAATACAGGGCACATACGCTGGCGCAACTACCACCACCGTGTACGCACCCACATTTGCAACGTATGGTGCTCGCACTGTCGGCTACACACAGACAATGGCGCTAGATGCGTCAGCCGTCAGCGAACTAGCATACAGGCTCACTAATCGTTACAGCACAAGCAGGTTTAGCCCCCAGCAACTGCGAGTATCAGCCAGCCAGGTGCGACGATTCGCCGCTAACGCAGCGCACAGCAAATGGCGAGCCCTGCTTGACATTGAATCAGGAATGTGGCAGCAAGTGAAAGTGACCTGGCAGGGATCAGGCGCAGCCAGCCAAACCGCCTATTGCGTCACCAAAGGCCGCCGCATTGACATAACCCCCAGTGACAGTGTTGTTACCCTGACGCTAGGCAACTGGGTCGATAATCATGGTTTTATTCTTGACACGGACACATTAGAAACGGACAGACTGGGATAACTATGGCAACGCAGTACACGGCAGGACTTACGGCGGGGCAGGTGTTGACCGCCGCGACCATGAACCAGATCGGCGCGGCATGGGAGACGTGGACACCAGCCCTGACCGCTTCGAATACGAACCCGACCGCTAGATAGCAGGCAGTAAAGGCAGTGCGATTACGTCAGGTTATAAACTTTTTTTCTGGTCAATTTGTTATGGCGTTCGGCGCTGTG